TCACGGTGATCACGCTGCTGTTTTATTTGAAAGGAAGATGAGAGGTTTGCCGCCCACGGTGTTTCATGGGTTGGACCATCCAGGCGGCGGACGCGGCGGGATTGAAAACGTTAATGGCGGGAGGACGTAGGGCCGAATGCCGAGATCACGCCGCGTAATTTTGAAGGGATGAGTCTGAGGTATGACCAGGAAGCGATCGAATACTGCCGTGGGCTTTATCACCACTATGGCGGGAAGAACCTCGATGCGATCGAGGCCGACATGCAGAAGGTCTATCCGGGGTGGCGGCGGTCTAACCTGCAGGACCGGAAGAAACGCAAAGGCGACAAGGTCGCGCAGCTCGGGTGGATCAACCGGTATGGTTTCGACCGCAGCTTAGAGATCTATTTGCGATCGCTGCAGACGTCGGTCGGGAACGACGAGCAGAGCCTGTACCTCGGCATCAAGACGGTCCGCGAGCGGCTTGAAAAAAAGGTCTGCTTTTACGAGGGGGAGCCGCCGACACGCGACGAGGTCTATCAGTACCGGGACTTTTGCAATTTGGAGATCGCCGCACGCAAGGCGTTGGATCTCAGCCGCGACAACCTGGACACGTTCGTCAGCGGTTACGAAAAGCTTTTGAAATGGCTCGGTGAGCTCGACCCGGCGGCAGCTAAGCAGCTCCTGAAGAACGGCGACCGGCTGGTCGAGCTGGCACAAGCCCATTATGGCAGCACGGAAGAAGTCGGCGACGGAACAGAGCATCGAGAGGATGAGGGCGGCGAACAGCCAGGCCGCAATCTCCGTCTCGTCGGATGACGACATAAGTTTGAAACCACCGCGGTGGTGGCGTGCACGCTGGCACGATCCGCATTACCAGCGTTTGTTCATTGAAAACTTTATCTATATCCGCACCGGTGACCCGGAGGACCCGGCGGGGCAGGAACTTTGTCTGCTGAAGCTGAACGACGTGCAGGCCGACTATCACTACCAGGTGACGCGACGGGACGTGATCTTGAAAGCTAGGCAGCAGGGTTTCTCGACGTACATCCTGGCAAGGAAATTTGCCAAGGCGGTGCTCTTTTCGGGAACGAACGTGAGGATCGTGCCGCACGAAAAGGACACGGACGACGAGTTTCGAAATCGTCTGGACGTAATGTTCGAAAACCTGCCGGACCATTTGCGGCCGCACACGAAGTACTACTCGAAAGGGGAAATACTTTTTCACGATCCGACCAAGGGGGTGCTCAATTCGTCGATCAAGATCGTGGTGCCGTCGCAGATCACGAAATCGCAGAAGGGACGCGGGCTGACGCTGACGGACCTGCACCTGACGGAGATCCCGTTCTGGAAAGGCGACCAGCGAAAGACGCTGACGGCTCTCTTGACGGCGGCACAGCACGGCGAGATCACGGTCGAGTCGACGGCGTCGGGCATCGAGTGGTTCTACAAGGTCTATAACCAGGGCAAGGGACGGTCCGGCCAGTGGAACTCGCACTTTTACGAATGGTGGTGGACGCGCGAATACAGGATCGAGGGAGCGACTTTTGCGAGGGCGAGAAACCGCGAATGGGTCCTTTTGATGCCGGGCGAAAAGCTCAAGGACGTTTGGTCGGTCCCGTCGGACGCGATCAGCGAGGCCGAGCGTGGAGCAAAGCGAAAACGGTTTGACACGGCCAAGGTCACGGCCGACGAGATCGATCTGGCGAAACAGATACTCGGCCACCTGAAGCTCAAGGGCTATGCAAAGAAGTCGGCGGCGTGGAACGCGGACGAGGTCGCGGAATATGTCGCCTGGCGGCGGCGGAAGATAAAGGACGAGTCGAGCGAAGAGGACTTTAAGGTCGAGTATCCGTCGAACGACGTCGACTGTTTTGAAAATACGGGCCGGGCGGTGGTCGCCGCGAGATATCTGAAGGTGACTTGCCGGCCGCTGAACGAAGGAGTGGAGGGCCACCGATATGTGGTGGCTGCCGACACGAGTTTGGGCCGGACGGGCGGAGATCCCGCGGCGATCGAGGTCGTCGATCTCGACACCGGTTTGCAGGCCCATTCGGAGGAGCTGCTCATTAGCCCGGACCTGTTGGCCTATCGGCTGGTGGAGCTCTCGGACCTGTTCAACTGGGCGATGCTCGCGGTGGAGCGGAACAACACCGGCATCGCGACGATCCGAAAGCTGAACGAGCTCGTCGAGGACGAGCGGATCTACAAGGAATTGACAATGGCTGCCCAGCGGGCGGTCAACGAAGGGCGAAAGACCTACGACGAGGCGATGGCCGAGGCCGAATTTGGCATCGCGACCACGACGGCAAACAAATCCGTCATGGGCGTCTATCTCGAAGAGGCAGTGCGCAACGGCCACATCGGGCTGTCGAGCGAGGAGTTTTGCACGCAGGCCCGAACGGTCGTGTGGAAGGACACGAACAAGTGGGAGGCGCTGCCCGGCCACCACGACGACCGGTTCGTCGCACTTGCGATCGCGAATTATGTTCGTGTCCAGGTGATCAGCCAGATGGGCGGTTATGGGGTTGAGGTGATGCCGGCGACGGGGGATGCGAGATGAAGTGCACAGTGGACAGTGGACAATGCACAATTTGCAGCCACGGCGAGCACGAATGCGGCCAGTGCAAACAGTGTAACTGCGGCGAGAGCGAGATCGTTCATCCCCGTCCGGCGATGGGGATCATCAACACGGAATTTGGCGACTATGTCCATCGACTTTATTTGAAGTCGCCGACGGTTACGGGAGAACGGCACTATCAGTGCCAGTGAAAAGGAGAAAAGTTTATGCACGACAGAAATGGAAATCCGGTGAAGGTTGGTGACCGCGTCAATGTTCAAGGTGAGATCACCTCAACGTCCGCGGGCGAAGAGTATTGCAACGTGACTGTGAAGATCACGGAAAAAGATCAGGAGCACGGACCTTTTAACGTTCAGGGCACGGTTGTCGTAAACGCGAAGCAGACCGAGCTGATCGAAGCGGCTCCCGAGGCTGACGAAAGTTCGACGGACGACGCGGAATAGGACCGCTAGGTTGTTTCTGGGTGTTTCTGAGTAGGGTCTGGTCGGCGGTCGGCACTCAGCGGTCAGCAGTTGGTTTTGAACGGTAGAGGGCGAGCATTCGCCGAATCGAAGATGGGCATTTTTTGGGACAGGTTGAAGTTGGCGACGTCGATGCTGGTGGCGGGAATGCCAGGCGTCGATCTGCCGGCGTCGGGGCGGTCGTCGGAGGAGACGCTGGCGGGGTCGATGGGGTTGTTTTTGAACGGGCTGGGATCTGTCAGCCCGGTGGTCGATTTTGAGATGCTGCGGACGCTGAAGTGTTTGTGGCTGTACAACCCGGACATGTCGAAGTATGTGGCGAACATCGTCAACCTCGGCAACCCGGGGCACTCGCTGCAGGTGGATGCGGCGAATGATTCGAAGGCGGAGGCCGCGGTCAACCGATTGAACGAGGCGGCGGTGAGGTTGTTCCCGCAGTCGTGCGGGGTGGACGGGTTGCTGGACCAGTACCTGACGTCGATCGCGTGGTCGGGAGCGATATCGTCGGAGGACGTCGTCAATGTGGCGGCACGGCGGGTCGAGAAAGTCGTGCTGGTGCCGGTCGAGCAGATCAGGTTCAAGTACAACAAGGACCTCGATGTCTACGAGGCTTTTCAGCGGTCGACGAGCCTCAGCAGCATGACGTCGTCAAACCTCGGGCTGATCAAGCTTAACCCCGAGACCTATAAATATTTTGCGTTGTCGACGGTCGAGAACAGCCCATACGCGAAGCCGCCGGCGACGGCCGCGGTCGAGGCGATACTCGAGGGCCAGAAGCCGATCATGGACAACATCCGATGGGTGGCGAAGAAGTACGGCATCCTCGGGCTGGTCGCGATGGGGATCGCGCCGATCAGGCAGAAAGGCGGCGAGACGGACGCCGACTACGCGAAGCGTTTCGAGGAATATATCAAGAAATACGCCGACTCGCTGAGCGGAAATTTTAACAAGGGGCTGGTCGTTTATCCCAAACCCAACACGATCGAGACCACGAGCGTGGCGGCGGGCGCCCAGGGGTTGAAAGAGGTCGATGAGATCTCGGACCGGAAGGTGCTGACGGGCATGGGGACGGAGCCCGCGTTCCACGGGCGGTCGGACTCGACGACCGAGACATTTGCCGACGTCGTGTATTACCTGCTGACCGCCCAGACCGGCAAGATGCAGCGGGTCGCGAAGCGGCGGCAGGAAGCGACGTACATGCTGGACCTGCGGCTGGGCGGCATCGACGTCGACGGCGTCACGCTGACGTTCAATAAGGCACATTCGCGGAATGCGTTGGAGGAAGCCCAGACCGAATCGATGATCTTCGACACGGTGCTGAAGAAGATCAGGTCGGGGGCGATATCGCCGGTCGACGGGGCGAACGAGCTGGGGCTCGACGGGTGGTTCGATGAGGAGCAGCTGCTGAAGTATGGGTCGGAAGTGATCAATGTGATCCGCGGGGGACAGCAGGACGGCAGTCAGCTGTCGGCAAAGACGATCCGCTTGAAGTTCGACAAGTTCTCGCAGAAGTACCGGTATATGCCGGAGCAGATAGTTATCTCAAATCTCGGATCTGAAATTTCAGAGGAGGGGATGGGCGGCAACGTCGTTCCCATAAAAAAAAAGGCTCTGATGGCTGGAGCTTAAAACTAACGGAGGAAGAAATTGATGCGATTCTTGAACGGTTTATCACCAGGTACTTTCGCAAGGTTGGCACTTATCTCGATGATGGTGTTCGCCTTGCTCTCGATCGGTTACGCGGGTTCCTCGAATCCCACGACTTTGCCGATTTTGCAGACGGGGCAGACTTTGCCGACAAACTTCTCGACGAAATGGAATCGGAGTTTGGAGCAGGCTGGGCCACGAAGCGGGCCGTTGGCACGGTCAACAGCACGACAAGATCGATATACGAGTATTACAGACTGCGCGACGTCACCGTATTTGGCGACGAGTCACCGATACGGCTCCGCCTGGGCGGGCCCGATCGCGTATCGATCAAGTTCATTGGAAAGCTCGACCACTTCTATTTTTCGAAGTTCGCCGATAACACTCGCGAGCCGATGCGGAAGTTTTTTGTCGAGCAATATTTTGAGAACGGGGCCGCGTTATTTGGCAGGGAGACGAGCGACGAGCTCGCGGCATTCAGGAAAGCTGCAGGCGATCGGTTCAAGAACCTTACCAACAGGCAGACGCTCACCGTGGTGCAGACCGCAGTCGCCCGGACAAGAAATTGGGCGCACATCGGTTCGTTATCGCAGGCAGAGATCGAGCTCGCCCGACTGGTTGCAACGCTGGACTCGAGGACAACGCCATTATGCGAATTCCTTGACGGCAAGATCGTACGGGTCGGTGTCGCCCAGGACGCGATCGAGCGGCTGAACACGTTGCCGCCGGCAGAGTTTGCACTGCAGCTCTATCAGTCGCCGGTGGGCAAGGCGATCGCCAAGAACCCGGTCGACACGATGAAGCAATTTATCGAGGCGGACGGCAAGACGATCTCAGATGAGCTGACACGGATGGGACGAGGGTTTCCCCCGTTCCATCCGAATTGCAGGACGAGGATGGAAGGCATCGTGCCGGGAACGGAAGAAGAAAGTTAGCAGTGAGCGGTGAGCAGTGAGCAGTTTAGGAGGACCAACCCATGAGTAGTGCAGCAGCGACAGCATTAGATTTTCAGCCGATCGTATCGAGCAACCTCGAGTCGGCTGCGTACGACGAGGATGGCGAAGCGATCGTCGTGAGATTTAAGAACGGGACCGCGTACAGGTACCCGAACTGCGGGCCCGGCGTCTATAACGATTTTTGTGCGACGTTCGACGGGAAGCAGGGCCGGTCGGCAGGAAAGTTTTTAGCGGCACAGTTGAAGCCGCGGCCATACGAGAGGTTGGACGACTGGAAGTGAAAAAGCGTTGTCGCGGGCATCGAGCCCGCTCCGGTGGTGAGAGCGAATCGTTACCCCGCCCTGAAGGACGGGGCTATGCAAGAGAAAGCCCGCAGGCGGGCTGAAGAAAAGAATGAAGATCAAGCAGCTTAAAAACGGTGTCGAGATCATTAGCCTATGCGAGGGCGGGTTTGGGGTGAACTGCGGCCGGGTGCGGCTGCTGTCGCGCATCGACCCGGATGTGATCGCACCGGTGAACGCCGCAGAGCTCGATAAAAAATTAAGAGCTGCCGGGCAGTCGTCGCTGTGGTCCTTTGTTCCGTCGCAGGTGAAGTCGGACAACTTTAATTTTGAGCGGATCGAGGACGTCCTGCCGAGCGAGGCGGATTACATCACGGTCCCGTTCCGGGCTTTGTCGCAGGCGTTCGTGCCAGGTCACTGCCTGGACTTTACGACCGACGGGGTGCTCGAGGCGGCGGTGCCGCTGATCGTCGGGCAGACGGTTTACCCAAACCACGATTTTACGGACATCAACAACGCCCTCGGCGTGATCTCGGCGGCGAACTGGGATGCCGAGGACGTCGCCCAAAAGGGTGCGCCGGGCGTCAACGTCCAGTACAAGATCGACGCTCTGATGAACCCGCGGATCTCGCGGCTGCTGCTGATGCGGCCGCCGGGGATCCACTCGACGTCGTTGACGCTGCTATTCGAATTCGATTTTTCGCACCCGGACCTGGTCGAACAAGGGCGGTTCTGGCAGCTGCTCGGCGAAGAGGTCGAGGGCTCGATCGTCAGGCTCATCGTCACCGAGATCCTGGAGTGCTGGGAAGGCTCGCTGGTGTTTATGGGTGCCGACCGGATGGCGAAACAGCTACCGGGCGATGAGGACGAGGAAGAAGATCAAGAAAGTTTTTCGGCGCAACTGGCCGAGAAGGGGGCGAAGGAGACAACGCCGCCAAATTCAGACGAGGAGAAAACTATGCAAATTCCAAAGGAAAAACGAGAGGCCCTCGGGATTGGGTTTGACGGCGAAGACGTTCCCGAGACCGAGATATTCAAGGCGTTGGAGACGCAGGCGGAGAGCCTGACAACGCTGAAAGCCGGGCTGCCGGACAACGTCGAGGAGCTGAAGGCAGCGGCCGCGGCGGGTGCGAAGCTCGTCGAGGAGAAGCGGGCGGCCGTGCTGGCTGATGCCAAGTTGGCAGAGCTGAGCGCGGACGACGCCACGGCGAAGCTCGACCCCGTGGTCGAGAAGACGATCGCCGAGGCGGACGTCGACCGGCTGCAGGAGCTCGGCGCGTACTACGGCAAAAAGGTTGCGGCGAAATTCCCGAACGGGCGTTCGTCGCTTGAGGATTCTGAGACGGTCGAGACGGCAGGCGGCGTTCAGGAAAAAGGCAAGAAATTGCCGAAAGTATCGGTCCACTAAGGCCCGGTGAACTAAACCAGTAAAGGAGAAAAAGCAAAATGCAAAATCTGATCAATGTTGATACAGCAGGTTTGGGCATCGTGGCCACTATCGAGACCAAGGATGTTCCAAAAGACACGCACGTCGCGATCACGGGCGACGCCCAGGTGGACGTCGCGGGGTCGGGCGATATCGTGATCGGCCACGTCTCGCGGGCGGCGAAGGCCGGCGAAGAGGACGCCGAGTGCACGATCGAGACGAGGTACAAGCGGCTGTTCACGGCGAAGGCGGTGGGCGGTGCTTTGGCGGCGGGAGCACTCGTGAAGGCCGGTGCCCCGGCATCGGGCAATGTCTCGACGGTGGCGACAACGGACGGATCGGACTGGGAGCTCGTCGTCGGCATCGTCTGGATCGGTGCGGCCGAGAACGCGGAGGTGACGGTCCTTGGCTACTAGTTAGCCTCGACGAAAAACAAACAGGAGAAGCAAAACTATGGGCTACGGACTAAAAGGAAAAGTTAAAGAGATCGTTCTCGGGCTGCAGGCCGTTCGCACGGATCCTGAAAACGCTCGGGATGTGAGCCTCCGCGATTACATGGCGGAGAATTTTGAGGCACCGGACAAGACGCCGCTTGCGCCGGAGCATTTGTACGCGGACCTCGACCTGGATCCGCAGCGGACGACCGTCAAGGAATTGATGGACGATGAGGACAACAAGTACCTCATGCCGCTGGTCATCCAGGACGGCGTTCGCACCGGCATGGGCATCGCCCAGCGTGAGCTGATGCAAAAGGCCCGCGAGAGAAACGTCGCGAGCCTGGCACCGGTGACCTCGGACAACCACACCGAGCGGTTCATGTCGCCGGACATCTTTCTCGATCCGATCAACACGGGCATCGTGCAGTCGACGTTCTACCCGGACCTGATCGTTCGCGAAGAGCCGGTGAACGGGCTGACGGTGACGATGCCGCAGATCGAGCTGTCGGACGCTCTGCTGAAGGACAGCGGCGAGGCGGCGACGATCGAGGAAGGCACGGTCACCTACGGGTCGAAGGACGTCAAGATCACCAAGAAGGCCCGCGGGCTGAAGGTGACTTACGAGTCGATCATGTTCAACACGCTCTCGCTGGCATCGATCTGGTTCCAGGATGCCGGCCGGCAGCTCGGCCATTCGCTCAACAGCATGGCCGTCGACCAGATCGTCGACGGCGTGTATGTCGGCGGGACCGAGGCCGCGGCGGTAGTCGGCGTCGAGGACACGAACGACGGCATTACCTGGCGAGATCTCGCCCGCGTTGCGATCCAGGGGGCACTGATCGGCCGCGTTTACACGCAGGCGATCGGCAACGCCGCGACGGTGCTCGACTTTATCGACCTCGAGGAGATGAAGAAGCAGTGGTGCGGCAACGCACTGTTGGGCACGAGGCTCAAGTCGCCGCTGACGATGCCGCAGGAGCTTTATGTCTCGACGCGCGTCGCGGCCGACCAGCTCGTGCTCAACGACCCGTCCCTCTCGCTCGTGCAGCTGACGGCGATGCCGCTGATGACCGAGACCGAGAAGATCGTGTCGAAGCAGATCGAGGCGGCATACACGTCGATCTACACGGGCTTTGCCAAGGTCATGCGGACAGGTTCGGTGATCCTGGACGGTTCGGTGGCGTGGGTGGCGGACACCAGCACGGACTTCCCGTCGTGGATGCAGCCGTTCGAGGAATAGTCGCGAGTTAATCGATCGGGCGGTCTAAACCGCCGCCCGAATTTAAGATCTGAAATTTGAAATTTGAGACACGCAGGCAGCCCTGCGGTCGGACAAGGAGAGATTTTATGGCTACGAAGAAAAAGACAGATTCACCCGCGGCGGCCGGCAAGAAGGTCGAATTGAAGGACAAGGCGACCGGGTTCTACGACCCGCAGACGGGTTTGAAGATCGTTCACGATCAGCAGGTCCAGCTCGGAGGCACGGTCGGCCGAAAGACCAACCGGGCCCTGGTATCGGGAGCCCTGCTGATCGTCGGTTCGGACGAGGCCAAGGCCGCGGCCGAAGAGGCCGAAGCGGCCACGGAGGAATAACCAATGAGCGTAAAAACGATCTGGAAAGGCATCGGGGACACCTTTATCAAGGGTGCGAACCGCATCATCAAGATCTCGCACGACGACGCGGGATGGATCGAATTGGGCGTCGGCGGTCTGCGGTTGTATCTGCTGGAGACGGCGATCACGGCCAATGTCACGACGACCACGATACCGGCCGGGCATCTCGTTCTGACATCCCATGCGACCGGTGCCGGCACTCCGTTCTATAGCGACGGGGCGAAATTGCAGGTGTGGGTCACGGGGGCGACGACGAAGGCGTCGGGGGCCGAGGTCGACACGGGGACGGACGACACGAAATTTGTGACGGCCAAGGCGATGGAGGACAGCTCGTACGCCAAGAGCGCCGCAACGGCGACCGAGCTCGACCAGGTCGCGGATGTCTCGGCATACCAGGAGTCGGTGACGGCGGCGGGTGCTTTGTCTGCCACCAAGCTTTACTCGGGCGTTGCTCTCGTCGGTGCCGGGGCGGTGACGCTGGCTGCGCCGGATGCGTCGCGGCTGGGGCAGTTAAAGGTGATCGAGATGACGGCGGACAACGGGGACGTGACGCTGAGCCTGGCAAATTGTGTCGGGCAGTCGTCGGGAACCACGGCCACATTTAACGATGTCGGCGACAAGCTGATCCTGGTCGGAGCAGCTTCGAAGTGGGTGGTGATCAAGGAAGTCGGCGTGACGCTGTCGTAAACAAATGGCTGCACTCATTGACGCAGACGAATTCAGGGAGCGGTTCGATATCGATACCGCGATCGGGGACCCGCGGATCGAGCCGCATATATCCTCGGCCTCGAAGCGTCTGCGTGAATGGGTGGGCGATACGAACTACGACGCGTGTCTCACGCTGATCGCGACGCCGGATGAGGATGACGACGACGGGAACCTGATGCTCGCCATCCTGCGGAACGCGGAAGCCCATTTGACGTTCCATTACTCGCTGCTGTCGATGAACTATCCGTTGTCGTCGAAGGGAATTGTCGGGACGGCGATGTCGGACGAGGCGAAGGAGGTCAGGAAATACTTGTCACCGAAGGATACGGCGGAGGTGGCGGTGCAGTTTTTGGATGCGGCGGAAATGATCGCGAGGCCGTATAGGACGGCGGACACGAGCACGCCGGGGATCATCGTTGTCAGCGAGTCGGACGGTTCTTGTGAAGCTGTTACACGGCCGTGCCCGTGAGCGAGGGGGCGAGGGCGTGAGGGAGCGAGGGCGTGCCCGGAAATGCACAGTGCACAATGCACAGTGCACAATTTGAGACCGAAGAATGGCGGAAGCGATCGTAAAAGTCGATACCCATGAGCTCGAGGAGCTGGGGCGGGATATTCGGAAGGCGAAGGAGATCCTGTTACGCCGGCTCGGCATACGCGGGAAGAAGCACCTGATGGACGAGGTGCCTTACGAAACCGGGAATCTGAGAGGTGGAGTAAGCGACCCGGACATTGACAACCAGGCAATGACGGCGACTTTGACGGTTACGGCACGATCGGGGGCGTCGTTGGCGGGTGTCGGGCAGGTGATGAGCGCGGATGGGAAATTCGTGAAGAACGTCAGACTGCGTCCGTCGCCGGCTTATAACTATGCGGAGGTCGTGGCCCGGGGGAACAAGAAAGCCACGCTGACGCCGACGCATGCTAGGGCGTTTTTGATACCGGTCTCGGGGCGGCCAAGCAAGGGGGGGTATCTGATGGTCGGCGGGCAGATCTATATCATTCGCAAGAGCCGGAAAGGGCAGAAGGCGAATCCGTTCGACGAGCGGGCGGCACGGAAAGTTGAGGCTGAAGCACCGGCGGTGGCGAAACGCGTGCTTGAGGAGTTTGTTTAGGTTCCGGGTTCCGGGTTCCGAGTTCCGGGTTTCGGGTTCCGGGTTGGGGAATTGATATGAAGTACTGGCTCAAAGGCATAGGCGGGACATTTATCGGGGCCGTTAAGCGGATCCTGCGGATCGGGCATGACGACGCGGGGTGGATCGAGGTCAACGGGAAGCGGTTCGTGGTGCTCGACGTCGCGATAACGGCGGATGTGACGACGACGACGCACCCGGACGGCACCGAGGGACGCACGACACACGCGACGGGTGCGGGCAAGATCTTTACGGCTGAGTCCGGCAAGTGGCAGGAGGTCGCGGGCAGCGGTGAGGGCGAACCGGGTGGTGGTCAGTT